TAAAAAAGCCAACCACTGTAGAACCTACTTGAATTCCTGTTGGTGATATACCAACCTTATCAAGACTTGAGCTATTGATTGCATTCAATACCCCGGCCCAAGGCAACTCACTTGTGTTGACAAGAGATTTTTTTTCCGAGTGTACATTGTATATTCTAACACGTACACGACCTAGCTTTAATGGGTCGTCTCTATCTTCCACAACTCCAATAAACCATCTGAAACCTTCATACCCTAAAAATCCTGTTGTCATGATAAAAATCCTATTTTATTACAATCAAATGATACTCGATGTTTAAATCTTCCATCTTCTATATGGATCAAATGTCTCAGCTTCGTAATTACATAATTGCCTGAATACATTTTATCTTTCTTGTCTGTTGTTTTTATTGCTGATGACTCGGGCAATTCAAGTTTGACCATATCCCCAACACGCAAGTAACTATCACCATGGACAAATGCTCGTACAATATTCTGATTAAATAGTGTTGCAAATGCTTGCTTATATCCAAAATACTCAGGAATATAATCAACACCCTTACTAGTATCTTTTGGCGTAAAGAATTTGTATTGGTCTCTATTTGAGTAATCGTTTGTAAAATCTATACTATTTGGCAGCGTAGACTTTTGCTGACCGCTAACAATCTTATTGTGCTGCTCAGCTAATTTAAACGTAGTCCCTTCAAATGCTTTGGTATGGATGTCATATGATTTGGTTATGTTGTTAAACAGCCCAGCTGATAGCTTTGTTATAGTATCAGTCTTTTTCAAATGCTCGTAGTTAAGCATATTTCTAAAGTTGTGTGTTTGACGATCTAAGTCTTCTTTTGTAGCTGGTGAATATTTAAATATTCTACTATCAATTGACGACTTACCCATTTCAACCAATGACTCAATACTTCTAAAATGAAACCCACTTTGATTTTCATAGAATACAAATACACCACCTGTTGCAACCTGTCCTACTGCACGTTGTCTCAATAGATCGATTGCTTGAAATGGATTCATTCTTGGAATCACATATGGTATCATGCCTTTGGTGGTCTCAATATCGATTGGCTTCTTGGTTTTCAAGTTGTTAATCATAATATCTTTAATTATATTACCAACCGTGTCCTTGTATGCCTTTTCAATATTCATGACACTGCCGACGAAATGCTCTTCTGATACACATTGAAGCTTGTAGACACTACCTTTGTTGCTACCTTGTATAGCTTCCCCTGAAATACTAAAAACCTTGAGGTTGTAAGTGGTAACTTGATCTCTAAACGGAGATTTGAATGATATCGTTATAGTCTCCTCACCAACAATAGGCAATTTTTGAACAAGAGCAATCTGATCATCGAGAATGAGTTCTGCAAAAATTGTTGGCTCTTGCATGTCTTCATATATGGACAAAGATATGAGCTGCGCACGAACGTCCTTTGTATCGGTGTTCGTGGCATTTGTTATTTTAATGTCATGGATTTTGACATCACTATTTTCATAATTGTGCATCATAACAAGTCTTGAATCTCTTTTTCAGCTTTGTCAATATATGCAGAATCTAAAAGTTGAATAAATTTTCTACTAGTATTCAATTCATCTTCATAGGTATAATATGTGACCGGTTCCCAATACGCATACTCATCAGCAGGAATTGCCGTATATAATGTATTACCATTATTCACCCAGTGATTAGCTTTTGACTCATACCCATGAATGTTGGCTATCCCTAAAGAAGCATTTGATGTTTGGAGCGATCCGTCTACATGTCTAATAACTAACGTTGTACTATCTGGTATTGCCTTAATATTTCCTGTTGCTATAACACCGCCAGTAGTATTGCTCTGATATACGTTCTCACCAACGATAAATGTCGCTGTATTTGCAACCGAGATTTCTACAATCTTGTTAGTTTCTACAACTAAATCTTGCTCTTTTCTAACATAAAAAAGCGTTGACCCATTATCATTTATTACCGGTCTCCAATACTTTCTTAGATGCGCTGGTAACGCTTCATACATCGCACTATCGAACATTCTATCATCTTCTGTATAGGCAGTTCTGTAGTGGGATATTTTTTCAACCGAATTTTCATACGATCCATATTTTTCTACAATATATGATTTGAACGACTCGTGATCGAGTGGCCACTCATAATATGGATCTACAATTTTATTTGACAAGTATACAGCCCAAATGTATCTTGAGTCGCCATAGTAGTTCAACGCTATATGATCGGGACGCTCACCCTCCTTAATCGTGTAAGGATAGAATAGTGCTGTATTGTTAAATGAGGTGTCGTTAAATTGTACTTTAGCAAGCACATTTACACATATGCTGTCATTGTACGAAATAACTGGATATTTTTCAAATAGGTTGTTCATTTGGACCTAAGTATCTCTGGTATTGGGGTTGAAGCTTCAGATGTTCCCCATGGACTTGTTGGATTAGTAGCTTCTGCAATAGAAGATACGCCGTCTGTTTCTCCAGTGTAAGTATTTCTAGTAATTGGTCTGATTTCACCAAATGTCAAATCAACCTTTATTTCAACCGGATGTGCACCCTGCTTGAAGAACGCTGGCGTACCTGATGGAGCATAGTTCACACTCATAGATTTGAGATAACAGTCTTGGAATGTGTAATAGTCCCCTAACCCACTAGACAATTTTATCTTACATTGATCTGGGAAATTCATTAATAGACCATTAAGCGTTGGGTGCATTCTCACTTTCAACTCTCTAACAATCTTTTTCAAATCATTGGCCTCAGCCTCTGAATTTGGCGAGAATGTATAACTGAAAGTGTGCTCTCTGAGTCCAACCCCTTCAAATTGAAGTTGCTGGTATGGGTTTATAATTGTTCCTGTTACGCGATCAAGAGCTGTTCCAACACTTTCCAGTCCCAAAGCTCTGGATGTGTATCTAGCAACAGCAAGCGAGGCAGATCCCCCACCACCAGCTGTGAGTAAATTTTTGGTTCTTGTTGCACCAACAGAAGCAACGTCTCCAACTTGATCCATGTTACCATTTACAATTGTTTCAATGGACTGAGGGGTCAACATTCCAGTTGCCTCCAATATTCCCAACATTCCTAGCTGTTGGTCAGAATATGCCATATTAAATTGTTCTTGTAAGTTATCTGGTACAGGTAACGAAAGCATGAAGGTGTTGCGTTTTGTAAGTCTCTTAATAGGACTGTCTTGAAAATTATCAAAGAAGAAGAATTGAATATAGTATTTTCCAAGATCCTTCGGATAGATCATGGCTGCAGGGGGTTGTGATTTATTGGGTACCGACTCTGGCAGCACAGCTCCAATTTCTCCAGCAACGCCAATTTTATCTTTAAGCTCTGCTATGATATTTGTTGATCCAAGCGTGCCAGATGCACCAGAAACCGAACCTCCAGACGAAAGTCCAGACAGTCCCAATTTTGAACTGACGGCATTAAGTGCTCCACTAACTCCAGTCGATACTGCAGACGATAAGTTTTTTATGCCTGTAGTGAACGATTGCGAGGTTTGGCCAGCAATGGTTTTGTTGTTTTGAAACGAATTAAAGTCAATTGTCATAAATAGTCTTATGAGTTATAAGGGGTATTTTAAACCGAAGAATCCTAATAAGTATTTAGGCGATCCTACAAACATTATTTATCGAAGTTTGTGGGAGCTTAAGCTAATGGGATTTTTGGATACTCATCCTGAAATAGTGAGTTGGGCGAGTGAGGAAGTAGTTATTCCATACAGATCTCCTGTCGACAATAGATTGCACAGGTATTTTCCAGATTTTGTTGTTAAAAAGAAAACAGAAAATAATGTGGTAGAGACTCTATTAATCGAAATCAAACCTGAAAGTCAAGTGATTGAGCCAAAGAGACAAAAGAAGCCAACTAAAAGGTATATAAAAGAAGTAATGACATATGGTGTTAATCAGGCGAAGTGGAAAGCTGCCGAAAGGTACTGTAAGGATCGAAACTGGAAGTTTATTGTAATGACTGAACATCATTTAGGAATCAAATAATGGATAATATTTTTACCACGATGTTAAAACAAGCTGCCGACAAAGGGGTAGCCACAAATAACGTCGTGGATGCAAGAGATTGGTTGCAATCAAAGACGTCAACCATAAACACATCAAGAGAGTTATCTAAACTAAAGGATAGATATCGCAATCAAATTCAAATTGGTAGAATGTACTTGTTTCATTATGATGCAAAGCATAAGCGCGATTTACCATACTACGATATGTTCCCTTTGATTTTTCCATTTCAAAAAGCGCCTGGTGGATTTTATGGAATCAACCTACACTATCTACCATATAACTATAGAGCGTTACTAATGGATGGCCTCTACTCACTGGTTGTAAATGAATCTAAGAATGATGAGACGACGAGACTGAGATTGTCGTACCAGGTGCTCATGAGCATGTCAAAACTGCGCTATTTCAAACCTTGTGTGAAGCACTATCTAAATAGTAATATTCGTTCCAAATTTGTATACATCACCCCTGAAGAATGGAACATTGCTTTGTTTTTACCATTGCAAAAATTCAACAAAGGAAATATTCAACAAGTCTACAAAGACAGTGTTGATACAATTAGAGGCGTTCGATAATGGCCATATCAGATCAGATTAATAAAGGAATATCAAAGGGCAGAGATATTCTCGCCACAGCTGATGCTCTAAAGGGTGTTTTGCCCGATCCACTCAAAAAGGTATTGGGTGACTTCATCAATGGCAAGAGCATGACTGGTGAATCTAATCGGAACATCAACGACTTTAAAGCACTACTCAATAAACTAGGTGGCGTTGCTCGAACAAATATGTTCGATGTACAAATACCAATTCCTAAAATTATGCAAGGAAAGACTGCTGTTAATAGTACAGCAATCACATCCACTACCGTTTCCCTATTATGTGACTCAGCAGTGCTACCTGGTGTATCATTCAATACCTCGGAAATTAAAAGATATGGATTTGGTGCTTTAGAAAAGAAGCCATATCTGCCAACGTTCGCAGATCAAACTTTTACATTTATTGGTGATAATACTGGTGTTGTACATGGATTTTTCTACAAGTGGATGAATGGGATGATCAAATCAGACTTGAGTCCCGGCAACCAGATCACAACTGGATACAATGGCTTAAATGCTTTTGAGGTAGAGTATAAAGAGAATTATGCGGTAGATATTGTAATTACCTGCTATAATGAAGCAGATCAAAAAATTATAGTGTGTAGGTTGCGTCAAGCATATCCTATATTCTTAGGTGACATTCCACTGAACTGGTCTGAAAATGATGAGTTTATGAAAATACCTGTAACATTTACGTTTTTAAATTGGGATCTTGAGATTCTTGATATCAATTCGGCTCTA